AAATGATTAAGGGCCACGCTTTTTAGATATCCGCGGGCATAGCCGAAGCTATACCCCGTTTCTTTTGCTACTTCTTCCCAGGTCAGACCATCTATGTACTTGCTGTACAATATAACTCTGTCTATCCTGCTTTCCATGGAATCTATCTGTTTGATGACATCTATCTGAAATTTACGATACGCCTTTACTTTTTCCTCCTGTTTGCCTAATTCATCCTTGTACTGCTCCAAACTACGGTCGTCCCAGTAATTGCTATTACACCCTCTGATAGCGCCATCGATGTTAGCTATAACATTATCAGTCGGGCCGCTAAATATTTCTCGCCTCATTCTATTAATTAACTTTTCACGCTGTTTTATTTCGGCTTCAATCAGCCGGTACTGGCCTAAATACTCATCAGCTGTCATGTTCCTACCTCCTGTATATCTTACTTGTCCGCATCATGGCGGCGGTCTGCATCTATCCTTTTTCACCCCCTAGCAATGGCAAAATTCCTTTATAGGCGCTTTCTATCTTTCTATTTCCAAACTCTCGCGTTCCACAATTCGGCCGCTTCTTCCCGTGACTTGCTCCACCCGCCTTTGGCCCGGCAATTAGTACAGAAGACATAATATACCTGGCTTCCGCCGCTCCACAGCATGACCGGCTTGCGCGTACCACAAAAAGGGCAGCGCTTTAAAACCTTGCTTCTTGATTCTGTCATTTACACCATCTCTTTCTCATCGGGTGCAAAAATGTACACTTCTACCCGCGGATTATTCCGATCTATATAAAATTCATCCCGGAAGCTGATGATTTCATCCCATCCGTCATTCTTGATGATCCCCACTTCCTGCAAACTATCTAAAATAAACTTCTTTGCAAACGCCACATTATCTTTATCGCGGCGGCGGTTCGGTTCAATCCACCTGAACACAATCTTGGCTTTATCGATACGCCAGTCTCTCATTTTAAGCATGCCCAGCTTACAAAGCATATGAGCGTCACGGCTCATCCGGCTTCCTTTTCGTGCGTTTGCACGATTTGCCCGAACATATTCGTTCAATCCGGGCAATGTCCCCGGTATGACGATTTTTAGCATTTCTTACATCGCTCTCCTTTTTTCTCATGACAATACTAATCATCCACCCTCGCATTTCATCGAGTTTTGTTGTAGCCTTGCTGTACCAATATTTCGGATATAGTTTTTCCCACTCGGTATGAACGTCAACTAAGGCCGCCATTTGATTTAGTTTTTTCCCGGACCACCGATAATCCGATTTTTTAACAACCGGTTCCTTTAGTCCTTGCGATGCCCGCCAACGTCTTTTATTCGGTATCCCTTTGGTGAGATAATTCGCCAGATCGGTGAATCCTGTTTCTGAAGGCTGTAATCTGTTCACATTCACATATCCCAGCGACGGGCGCACCTTTTCCCCTTTTCTTCTGGGTGCCGTCCATAATTCTTCTATGGTATCTCGGCAAAGTGCCCCGTCCATGATGACATGATGATGCAGCCTATATATTTTCCCGCCATCTTTTTCTTTCCATTCCGTGACAGCGATGTACTTCATTTTAGGCAAGCCCTCTTTTTTGCGCCTGTTGTTTATCCGTCGGATATAGTTCGTTAAAATCTTCTCAGCCTCTTCCGGACTGTCTGGCAAAAACCCCGGGGCATATGTCAGATGTACCACATAATCCCCCCTATCAAAGTTGGCTGCTATTTTTCTTCTCAATTTCTTTTTAGCGTTCTTTTCATTTGCCTGGATCATCTTCAAGGATGATTTTTGTTTCTTCTCTTTTCGTCCTTTTTTCGTGACATCGTATACCCGGTATATCTCCACTTCAAGAAAACTTCCACAATATATTTTTTTCTCTCTGATAAAAGACTTCGGTATCATGATGTCACCCTCTTATTTGGATATTATTCTCTATGGTTGAAAAGATAAAACCCATTACAAGCCCGCAAACCCGTCAAAGACGGTATAAAAAAATAGAGATAATCCTTATATGCATATGCAATGGTAAATCCAAAATAACATTACATATGTATATAAGGAATTATTCTTAGAACAACGATACTTCTTCTACTGTCGCCACTTGTTGAGCAGCCATTTGTACTTTTTTCTTCTTTTTCGCTTTTTTTGCTTTTAAAACTCCTGCCGCATCATAGTGCGATGATGTATGTTCTACTTCTTTAGGAATCGCATCACGCCGCATCATGACCGCTTTATGTTCGTTTACCGCATACTCATTGACCTGGCGTTCTTTGTTAGCTTTTCTCCTTCTGTCTTGCAGTTCAATGAGCTTTTTTTGAATCAGTGATAGTTTGTAACTGCAAGAATAATCAATAGAAATAAAATACTGGCAATCTTTGCAATGATTCCAACAAATGCTTTGTTTTTCTTTATGACAATATACAAAGCTGTTCGCGTTTTTCCCGCAAAGTGGGCATTTCATCGTTTTCATTTTTGCGGTTCTATGACTTCAACGGTTCGCTGATTAAAACGTTCAATAGCTCCATCTAAATCCGTTTCACATTTGTTAAACATAATATCCGCGCCGCATTTGTCATTTAAACAACGAATAGCAACAATAGGCAATACCCCTTTCCCTTTCACGGCTTCTACCTTGCTTCCACAAAACGGGCACGCTTTCAAACTTTCTTGCTTTCCAAAAATCCTGTGAAATAATTTCATGGTTTTACTCCTCCTCTACACCTAAAAAATCAAATAATGTCGGTTCATTCTTCTTTGCCTCTTCTGTTTGTAAATAGCCCAGTCCATCCCGAAAATAGTCTGGATTTAATTCTATTCCTATCCCTTTCCGGTCTTTTTTCAAGGCTACCAGAGGGACCGTCATCAATCCTCCAAACGGATCTAAAACAATTTCACCGGGATTGCTGTAGCGATCAACAAGCCGTTCCACAATATCAAGCTGCAACGGGCAAAGATGCATCTGCTTTCTTTTTAATCGCTGCTGCGTGTTCAATGTTCTCATGCGGTTAATATCATCCCACACGCTCTCATTCCAGCTCCCAGGGGCTACCACCATAAATGAGGCTGGCAATTTGCCGTTCTTATCCAATTCGTTTGCCAACTTTACATGTTCTTCATAGTTGTATATATGGCTACGGCTGAATTGCCTGTACACTTTCTGCAAGTCCTTTACCGGTATCGCTTCCAGCTCGTCTTTTGATATAAGTCGGTTCCCGCTGCTTCTCCAGTATCCATGTGCGTCTATCTGCCATTGCCCACGGGTATAATCCTTTTTGTCTTTCTTTACTGGTACATCGGCATAAGCGTTTGACGTATCAGTTGGAAGCTTCCGAAATAATAAGACGTATTCTTCACAGCCTACGCCCATCTTCGTACCATCCTTGCTGTTTTCCGTCCATCCCAGGCGGTATGTCTGGTTATTTTCCCGAACTACGTCAGTAACTACGGTAATCATGCCGAAAAACTGGAACCCATGTTTCATATAGTGCAAGATGGTCAATGCGTGGAAGGGTTCAACCGTCGGCATGCCCGTCCCTGTCGTATTTCCAAATAATACCCGGTCTTTGACATGGCAGCAGAATACGCGCCCTGGCTTCAATACCCGCAAAAGATTCGGCGTCATGAAATCCATCTGTTTAAAGAACCGTTCCGTGTTTTCATTATGTCCTAAATCGTTATAACATTCGCAATATTCATAATGATTTCCAAATGGTATCGAGGTAATGATTTCATCTACGCTATTATCCGGCATAGTTGCCAGCTCCTCGATACAATCATTATGTATAGCCCTGAATTTCAGCCCTTTTACTTCAATCCGTCGTACTCCAATGCTCCGCTTCATCTCCTGTACCGCATCCGTTTGCGCCAATCCGTACTGCTTAATGATTTTTTCCATGTTCTCCGTCAGTTCGTCATACTGTTGCCATTTTTCTTTTAGGACCTTAAGTATTTCCTGCTCTTGCTCCATATAGATAATGTCTATGACAACCGGCTTATCTTGCAAAAACCGATAGCAACGGTGTATGGCCTGTATAAAATCATTGAATTCATAATCAATACCTAAAAATATTTCACGATGACAATGCCGCTGGAAATTACAACCGCTTCCGGATAATTCCTTTTTCGTTGCCAAAATCCGGTATCTGCCTTCACTAAAATCAATGGTGTTTTTTTCCCGTTTATCTAGGTCTTGCGAACCGAAAATTTCCCGGCACTCTGGGATTGTCTTTTTTATTGCATGCCGCTCCGATTCCAAATCATGCCAAATAATAAAATGATCACCTAGACTCTCATCAATAATCTCTTTCGCTTTGGCTACCCGGATATCGATGCTTTCCCGCTTAACCCTGGCTGCTTGTGATAATCCAATGGCAAAATCAGGTATCATCTTACCCTGGCCATCTTTTTCGTATGTCATCGTTGCGTTCGACGATTCCAGCATGTAGTACCGTACATCTAACGGCGGCAAATCATACCCATCATCGCTATATCCCAAATCTGAAGGCTTCTGTAAAAATAGTGCCCATGTGGATAACCACAACCAGAATTCTTTTTCTTTGTGAGGATATAATGTAAGATTGTTAGCTTTTGTGCTGTCGCGCTGAAAAAACCGTGTCAGCGCCTGCGCCGTGTCCATGATTTCAAGGAAGCCGGCATAATGTATCAGTTCTTTATATCGGTTCGGAGAAGGCGTCGCCGTCGCCACTAATTTATATTTCACGCCCTGGAATTTATTTAAAAACGTCTGATATGTCTTAGAGCCGTAGCTCCGTAATACGCTGGCTTCATCGAGGCTGACAGCGCTAAAGTACGTCGGATCTATATTGCCGTCCCGCACTCGTTCATAGTTCGTAATCATAATATGATTCTGACAACTACGTATTTCATCCATATCCCGTACATAGGTTGGCGCATCCATATGCAGCAGGTGTACCGCATCATGGGAAAATTCCTGTTTAACCCCCAGTGGGCAAATGATAAGCGCCGGCTTTTTGATATGCTCTGTAATAATCCGGCACCATTCCAACTGCTGTACAGATTTTCCTAGTCCGAAGGCTTCAAACAACGCCCGCCGGCCACCGGCTACGGCCCATTGTACTGCGTCACGTTGATGCGGTTTTAACGCTGGGTTTATTTCCGCACTTGAGATGGTAAATCCCGATTGTGGCGCCTGTACGACTTTAGACTCTAGAAACCGTCTATATTCTTCATTCATATTTATCATCTCGTTTCAATAAATGTAATCTTACCTTGCATAGCTCCTAAATTTGATTTTTCTTTAAATTCATATTTTTTAGGCTTATAGCCTTCTTCCATTGGTTCCGTTAAATACCAAATATTTCCGCTGCCCGGCTCCCACTGTACCGTGTATGGCTCTAATTTTTGACCGGCTTCCAGTTCGATTATCATATTGCCGCCGAGGTGCTTCGTAACCGTTCCAACAAATGACCCGCCTATTACAACGACAGCAAAATAAGCTACCATAATCACGATAAATAGTTTTACAATATATTTCATTTGTGGTTCCCCCTTACAAACATCGCCTTTAACGCGGCCAGCCCCCTGCTGTTATTCTTCCCTGTACGTTGTTTAAAAAGACATCTAGTTGCGTCCCTGATTAATTCATGTTCATTTAATATGATGATTTTCTTTTGTGATCTATCATATCTCCCGTATATAGGTTGACTTTTCTTCATATCTTTTCCCTTTCTTCCCACATCTAAATACTTGAAATAATCTCTGCAATAGCTAGCAAAATTAAAACAACTGCGATGCTAATTAAAACCCCGATTTTCGTATAACGGGCATCTTCTTCAAGCTCTACAATTTCTGCTATCAAAGTCTGATTACAATCGGAGATGCTCTTTTCTTTTTCCATTTCATTTACCATTTTCAATCCCTCCTTTTATTTTTATGGAGTACCTTGTTTTTAGGCTGATGTTTGCATTTTGGCCTGTCGCCATGGCACGATATGCCATGCGGCTTACATTCCCGGTCATCAGCACAGACAGGGGCCAAGTTCCCGGATGGAGTGACAACATAATGTATCCGCCCGGTCAATTTCTTGCGACAGTAATAGCAGCGTTTCATTTTCTCTTGGTTCGTTCCAGGCGTTTCCTAACTTTTTCTATGTTTTTCGCCTGGTAATCCATAACATCGCTATCTGTCTTCCAGTCTCGTTTCGGTTTTTGGGGACGCGGGTCCGGCTCTATATGAGATACCCGGACCGGCCCCGGTTTATACCAATTCTTCATCAATTCACGCTCCCATTAAAACCATAATTTGTTAATCAAATCATAGTGCCACCACATCCCATTCTGGTACTGAACACAATAGTAGCCGTCGGCTTTGAAAAGCCTCTTTGGATTTCCATTACCCCATGTGCCACTTGTCACCTGCTTATATACCGTATCAACCAGCATATTATCAACTCCGCCTGGCAACATATGCCAGCCAACGAGTTGCATGAGCATGCGTCTCAATGCGTCTTTACTGATTTTCTTCATAGCGCTCTCTCCTCACCGGATGATGATTCTTTGCCCTGGCTGCAGATTGTCATTGTCCCCAATATCATTATTAATTTGGAGCTCATAAATAGTTTCCCTAATATCCTGCCCGCGGACATCTGCAATACCACGGGCAATATCCCATAATGTTTCGCCGTCGGCGACAATGTGAACATCCGCATCATCGGCGGCCACTGTTGCCACCTGTCCCCCGCCGTTCCATATCCCAGTTCCGGCATAAACTCCAATGCCAAATGCCAGCAAAATGGTTATCCCCAGTCGGACCGCTTTTGCTTTTTTCGCCGGCATCAGCGCAGTTGGATGATGGTCATGTAATTTCTGATCATATATTTTCAGTGTTTTCATGATTTACCCTTTCTGCAATTCAAACGTTTCTTTAGCTCTTGCCTTGATACCTTCAACATCTAGCCTAAAATACTTGCCAATATATTCCGCTTCTGCAAGAGCAACTTTGGCAGCATTGGCCATTATACGGCTTTTTTTGCTCTTATCATTTTTCAATGCCGCATCTGTACGTAGACATCTCAATGCGTCTGTATACAGGTTATTTTCCAAAAAAGCTTTTTCTTTCTTATTCATTGGCTTTCGTCTTCTCTCCCTTCTTCTCTACTTCCCTACCCTTCCGGTACGCTTCCAATGCTTTGACGTTTTCCGGGTTTTGATAAAATTCCAAGATATCCATGTAAAAATCATCTACCATGATCATCACCGCCTTGTCTTACATTTCCAGCATGGCCCCTTTTTCATCTTCTACTTCATCAATCCACTTCTGCACCTTCCAGATCATGACGATAATCCCCGCGCAAACATGGACAGCGTTACAACTTCTTTCTTGGCCAAAAGATACTTTTTATCTTTTACGCCTTCCTGGAAGTTGAGCGCATCTTCCCAGTAGGATTGCAAATTATTCTTTAAAACAAATTCAATATCGTCTGTCATATATTTCATCCTTTCGTATCATCAACCACTCGAGTTTTAAGCTCAACGAATATCTTTTTTGCTATCACATTTGACGTTTCATGTAAGCGCTGCTCATCAAGTTCCCGCTTGTGAGCGGCATTTTTATTTTTATCAATGCGTTTAGCTTCTTGGATGATGACTTCATCCATCACGTCGAAAAGCCGCGTGTATGCTTCAATCGTTTCTTTCTGTTCTCCACAGAGCAAAGCATGAAGTTCTTTCTGCATCTCAAACTTTTCATTCAGCAAAAGGCTCATCCTTTTTTCCGCTGCATATATTTCTACCTGGTTCATTACTTCATCACCTTCTGTTCAATCATTCCCATATTTTATCCAGTCTAGAAGAGATTTTATCCAGCTCCACATTATGTAAATTGATGAAACTGTAATATAGAACCAACAAAATTCAAATACTTTATCAGATAATGTATGCAATGAACATTGATAGGCTATTAAAATTCCTGTGCAGGAATAGGCTGTGCCATAGAATTCATGTTTCGTAATCATGAATTCATATGGATCTTTTTTATTTTCCTGTTTCATTGTTCCCGCCTTCCGCATCATTCAGCTCATCGGCGAAGGCTTGAGCTTCCGCTTTGGTTTTAAATATTCCGCCCCGCCATTCCCGGTTCCCGGCGTGGTCCGTTTCGCCTGGATGACGGAAGCGGTATACCTGGTAATGTTTTTCTCCACAAGCGTAATTTGTGGCTACTCTCCATGGGTTTTCCATATTGGCTCCCTCCTCTTTTAGGCAATGCCCGTCCAGCCTTTTTTGGCTGCATATTCGTCAAGATCTTTTTGAGCTTCAGCCAATGTCGTTCTCACCATTAAGTGTTTCATCCGGTGCCAGCCGCCGCCAGGCTTTTTCTGATAACAAATTGCATACGGTTCGCCACCAATCATTGATATAGCCTGATAATGCCAGCCGCGGTTGTCTACGTATTCGTTGTAGTGCTTCATGCTTCTTGGTGCTAGCATATAAATAGGACAAGTCAAACTGAGGTTTTCCATAAAGTGATACAATAAAAGTATATATAGGGGGCCTTAGTATGACGAAGTTC